TTGCTGGGTTATTTCCTTAGAAGCTAACTGTTTTTTAAGAGCAAGCGTATCCATAACATATGCAGCATCCCGGATTTCCTGCTCATGCGCTGCATTCTCTGCTATTAATTGCACCTGATCGGATGCATGTCTTTCGTAAAGTTCTTGTTTCTTTTTTGCATATTTGTCGTCAATGAGAAAAACATCTTCACCTGTTTTCTCTGCTGCATCAATTTCTGCTTCACGTTGCAACTCCAACTGGTGCAATTTCAAATCAAGTTCTTCCTGGGACCCCTTTTTTACAACAGCAAGAGCGTTCTCAACATCCTTCTTCTCACGATCAGAATTATACTTAATAGTAAACTCATCTAGCTTTTCCTGCATTTCCTTAGCTAAATTCTGACGTGTAGCAATTTCCTCTTTGCTATTACCCTTGACGGCAGCAATCTTCTTCGAGTAAGCAACACCAATTTTAGCAAGTTCTTTCTCCAGTCCCTCATCCATAAGAGCTAGTTCAGACTCCTGATAAGTTTCATGAATTTTCAGTTTCTCTTTGAGAGCTTTTTCCTGTTCACGTTTTTCTTTATCAGTAAGTACCTTTACTGAATTCCCCTTTGTACCACCATTCTCTTTCAAATCAATGGTATCAAGTTGTTCAATAAGAGATTCTGTTATTGATGAAATAGCCTTCTTACCTGCAGCAGCTTTAGTTGCAACATCGATCTCATCTTTAATGACATTATTTGTGCGTCTCCATGAGGTCAGAATTGTAAAGAATCCCCTGTCTTTCAATTCTCCTTCCAATTTCTTACGATTATCTATAGCTAATTGATAATCACTATTTTCATATTCCAAACGAGACTTCAATGTTTCAATATAATCTTCTTTAGCCTTTTTGGCCGCCTCATCAGCAGACATTCCTGAATTTATATATTCTTTATACAACCTCTGCATATTTCTAGCATTCTTCTCCAAAATATCAGATTTCATCATCTCTTTCTGTGCAAAGGCAACAGCCTTATTGTCTGCTTCATCTTGTAATTCAGAATACCCCTTCAGCTGTGTAGCAACATTCCTCAACCCTCTTGCCAGAAAATCCAGGACATCCTTCATTATACCCTTGGAATCATAGAAGGATAACATAAATGCTTCCCACGCAGAAGAAAGTCCCGCAATAGAACCTTTAACATTGTTACTCATGGTATCTGCCATATCTGTTAGTTCTTTATCCACGCCTGTAATTTGGTCCCTCAATGGAACAATTTTATCAGAAGCTGTAAGAAAAGCATTGAAAGCGGCGACACTCCGTTTATCTGTTAATTCTAAAGTTGTATTTAAATCTACACCTTGTTCTTTCAGTTTCTTTAAGCCAACAACCAACTCAGGCAATGTTTTTACAGGTTCTCCAAGTGCTTTAGCTAATTTGCCATTGCCATCAGCCAAATTCAACAAAATATTACGAGTGGCTGTTGCAGACATTGAAGCATCAAAACCTGCATCTGCAAGCTTTCCTAACAATGCCAAAGTATCTTCTATTTGGAAATTGAATGCCTTTGCAACCGGACCAACAATAGGCAAGGCAGTAGCTAGGTAAGAAAAAGATAAGGCACTCTTTGATGTAGCAACAGCCATAGCAGATACATAACGTTCTGTTTCTTTAGTGCTAGCATTAAACATTCTCAATGCAGCACCAGACAATGCGGCTGCATCCGAAAGTTCAGCTCCAGTTGCTTGTGCGAATCGTAAGATGGCACCTGTCGAATCTAATATTTCACGACGTGTAAAACCTAATTTGGCTAATTCTATCTGTAGTTCAGTAGCTTGTGCAGCTGTATATTTCGTTGTTGCTCCTAATTGACGCGCATCAGTGGTTAATTCTTTAATATTGTCAGCCGTCGTACCTAAAATCGCTGCAAGTTTGCTATTAGCAAATTCAAATTCAACAATGGAACCAACACCTTCACGCAGTTGCGTAAACATCTTAACAATCCCTCCAACAACAGCTTGTGCACCAATATATCCAGCAGCCCATCCTTTCAATCCTGCACTAACTTGGCTTAGCCCAGGAGCCATCTCCGTTTTAAGCATCCTTCCTGCATTCCGGGCAATAATACCCATATTCTGCATGGACTTATTACCGTTCTGTATCTCAACCCATGCAGCCTTCACTTCTTCCCGGTATGCACCAATTGTCATTTTCTGTTGACTATATCGATCGGAATTTCGCTTTATGTAATCAGTGTTGATTCCAATAGTAGAATTAAGACGGGCAAGTGTACGAATATAGTTTTCATCCGTATCTTTCAAAACATCAACAGCCTTTTGCAGCTGCTTATTCATTTCCTTTGCTTGTGAACGGCTATGTACTTCCTGATTAGTCAAAGTAATAGCAGTTCTGATAAGTTTTAAACGTTCTTCTTCAGATAAAACAGCTTTCTTACGAGTAGTATTACCGGCATTCTGCGCTTTTGTCAAGTTAGCTTCCGCTTTAGCAGCCTTTTCCAAGGACACAGCATTATCCGAGTTTGCCTTGGTTAGTTTCTTTAGTTCAGCAGCAGATAATTTCTCTACATTTAGCTTTTCCTCTATCTTCTTACTGACAGTTTGAGTTATTTCAGACTGTTTTCTAAGAGCCTCGGTTAATTCAGCAGATGCAGAACCAGCCGTTTTTGCTTGAGTATTATAAAGATTACTCAACTTTTCAAGATCAGCAACGCCTTCTACATTTAGTTTCAAACCTTTTGCTAATTCTTTGGCCGCATTAGCATAATCAGCCCTCACACGCTCAATAGTATTATCAAGCTCCACCAATTTCTGCAAATCGCTCTCATCAACGAAATCTTTTAATTTTAAATCTGCCATAATTACAGGTAATGTCTATATTCAACAATCTTTCCTTTTATCTCAACTCCTAGTTTATCAAAAGCATAGGTACCATCTTCTTTCTGATAAACGACATACATGCAACCATCCAAGACAGCTGCTTTCTTTGCAAGATCACTGATACGTTCCAGTTCACTCTGCATCTTTTTTATTTCGCAACTACAAGCCATTTTCTACCGATATCCACATTCTGAAAAGAAACGTTCCATCCAGGGACGGAGATACATAATATTAAAGTACTCTTTAGCTGTATCACCAATGCCTAAAATCTGCTCACCGTATTTCTTCTCAATAGAACTACCGTCCGTAAATCCTTTCGTTGAGAATCGAAGCCCGGAATCAACTCTATCGGCAGTTATGCTATCATAGAAAGTACCAGTAATAAAGAGGTTAGGTACCTCAACCGGACGCGGTGGCAAATAAAGCATCTCACTTCTAAGAGGTGGAGTTATCCTCTCCTTCCATCGTTTATATTGTTCCGCACGGTTCTGCCAGGAACCGGGCTCGTTAAAATAGGTGTCAGTATCATAATCAGGATTCAATAGATGTTCAGTACCGTCCAGACCGGAATATAATTGCTCCTGAATGCAATCAACGAGCACATTCTTATGTTCTTTCATACACCTAATACATTCCTCTTCAAACCCGGATGCAATGGAATGAATAACTCTATGTAATTCATCAAAATCTGCCATACAGTAAAAATATAACGGGCCGGGCTGTAATCACACCCCAGCCCGTCGGTTACTTAGTTATCGCATCGTACACTTCCGAGAGCTTCTTCTTGCGGTCAGCTTCCTTCAGTTCCTGCCACACGACTTTAATGTGTGCATTAATAAACTCTTCCTTCGTCATGCCCTTCACAGCAACCTCGACGAACGTAACATTATCTACCTTCATGACACCTGCTCGATACCTCTGATTCCTTTTTCATACAATACAGAAGGAGCTTTCAACGAAGGAACCGCCCCGGCTTTAGGAACAATGGTAATGATACCATCCGAATACGTAGCAGAAGTTACGTTATTCATAACTTCAGCAGCACCATCAGCAATAAGACTGCCAAATTCTTCTGTACGGTCATAACCACCAACAACTTCAACTATTTTGTAAGTATTTTCGGCCTCCAACTTTTGAAACACAACATCAACCAAGCCTTTAACGAAATTCTTGGGATTGAAGTCTAACTGCACGTAGTCAAAGTGCAATTGGCTGTCTTCCACATCTTCATGTGAAAAACTAACAGTCATCGCAGACTTAGCACTACTGGTCGGGTACTGTGTCACGGTCGGATAAACAGTAGACATCGGAATACCGGCAAGGATATCAGTGTCATCATTATAACCGATCAACATATTATCCTGATTCCAAAAGTAAACGTCCCATCCTTTATTGGCACATTTCAGAAGCTGGGCATTCAAAACCTCATCAAATTTCTTCAAAGTGAAGGTGTCTGTTTGAGCGCTAAGCCCGTTGTATTCACTTGCACCGTACCCTACAGCATTAACTTGGGGCTCTCCACCATTCTTGGCATACTCCAGAAATGGCAAAATAGGGTAAATACGCCCGGGACGGTCTGCATGGCACAATTCGAGCAACTTCTCACCTGTTATATCAGCAGGGAGTTTGACACCATGTTCTGTCAAGATAGCACCTTTGACTTTTTTCCAGTCAATGCTACAAGCAGAACTACCAGTGTTCATCCGGGAACCCTTACACGTTCTAATCTTTCTCATTTTCTTCTACAATTAAGATTATTAATTTTTATTTCCATCGAGCGTATATTTATGGCATCAATCGGCTCGCTCACAGCCTCACCGGAATCTGTATAGGCTCCGTATCTGCCATATGAATAGTTTTCTGAATAACTATGTTTCACTTTTTCGTCATAGTCGCAGTCGAACCGAGAATCTTCATATAATACTTCCAATAAACGTTTATAAATTGGCCGAAGGATATTTTTAAAAGATGTGGTTCTGCGCATCTCATTGCTCCACTCTTTACAAGAAGAACATGCTATAATTAACGAAACCTTTGCTTTTGAAAAATAATCCGCGTCACCTCTATCCTCACTAATTGGAGTGAATAGTGCAACCAATGGAAACTTCCTTTCAGACTGGGCAGAAGACTTACTGTATTCATCTAAAATATCTTTGATATATTGACTGCTACCGAAGATGTAATTCAACCTTGGGGATTTCACAACTTTAGTTCCCCCTTTCCCATTTGGATAGAGGATTTCAAGCCCTTCTGGAAGTTCCTTTACAATCTCCTCAAACAGTTCTGTTATATCTAAATCTATCATAAATTGAAAGCATTAATTGGGGTCAAAAGATTCTTGGTTATTTTCACATCGAAAGGACAATCATTCGACATAGCCCATTCAACAAACTGTTTATTCTTCTCTACCATGCTATTCCATGTGCTTACTTGTCTCTTCAAAGGAGCTACATATTCATTAGCACATTTCAAACGAACAAGCCCGGTTATTGTAGCCTGGGTGTTTGCGTCACGAAGAATATGATAAAAGACATAGTCAGCGAACGGTTCACACAGCTTCTCGCATAATACTGCATATCCGGACTGGGGGGCTTCCTTCTCTTCTGAAATATCAACTTCATCTGAAGAATCTTCCTTTTCTCGTTCAATAAGCTCCAAATAATCTGTGATAGCTTGGGAAAGAGTCACACCAACAACATTCCGGAGAAATTCGGGCTGAAATGCCTTAATATACCCATTTATCACCTCATTCACAGCAAGAGATTGGGGCGAAGGCATTTCAGCGACCGAAACATTCTCAATATGCCTGGGACCTGACATAAAATATGAAACATCAATCAACATAGCGATAGTTATTTAGAAGTCTTGCCTTTCCCGGTTTTCTTTTCATCTTCCACGGAAACGGCTTTATCATCTGTAACAATTACCTCCTTGGCATCTTCCTCTTGCAAATCTTTTGAATCGGCAACCGGAAGATTCTTTTCATCAGAAGGCACCTGTACTTCAAGTTCTGCAATGCGAGCTTTCATTGTTTCACGCTCTTCTGTCAGTTCAACAATTGTCTTATCTTTCTCTGCAATGGATGCAGTAAGCCTGCCAATCTCTTCATTTTTCTCTGCAAGCATACATTCCAATGTCTTTCGGGCATCTTCTTCTGTAACAAGACCACATTCGGAAATAGGGATGAGTTGAATCATCCCCCTATTAATCCGAATGCGTTGCTCTTTAAGCACATTGGTTACATCCTTATCGTTACCTCTAAGTATGTAATCCATAATCCTACGCTTTAGTTATTGCAGTCTTCAATGCGGCCAAATCCCCATAAGCGAAAGCCCACGGCATATAAATCGGGAAGATAACTTCTTCTTGTGCCATCAGCACAACCTCATTGCAAAGCTTGGTCTCCACATCTTCAGCCCATTCAAGTGTCAAAGTGGTATAATCAACCAAATTTGCGGCTTGGTTAAAGTCACCCAAAAGATACTTACCTGGAAGAATACCACCATACTCGATAATCGGACGACCGGCAATATATTTCACCCCATCAACCATTTTAACGATACCAAGATTACGTCCTGTCGTATCTTTCTCTGATTCCATACCGTTAACAGTCATTGGATTAAGAATAATAGCATTCGGAAAATACTGGGCATATGTCATTGCGGCGAAAGCTGTTTTCACTACATCTTCAGAGTTGGGTTCCTCAATGTTCTTAAAGCCGGCTTCATGAACACTGAATGTCATTTTATCCGTAGCCGTTTCAGCACCGGAGAACGCGACACCAGGAATAAGGATACGACCATCTTCCATTTTCACAAGAGCGTGTGTTTTGTTCAGTTCTGTAAGAACAGCGGCGCCAGCGAACGTGATACTCATTCCATCAAGAATCAAATCCTGTGGTTCTGCAAACTCTACAATCACATCCTTATCACCGTTATATCCGGTAATAGCTTTTACAACACCGGCGGCACCTGTAACAATGGCTGTACTAATAATCTTCTCTACAGAAGTCACCCCAGTATTATTAATAATACCAAGCAAATTCTCACCATTACCGTCACCAAACAAAATGTTCCAGTCTTCTGCCATCCAAACAGCTTCAGGAAGCATGTTCAAGATGTAGGAACGAATGTACACTCTTGATTTCAACATACGTTTTGAGATACGGATATGAGTACCAAGGCGCTTAGTTCCTGTCTGTATCTCTTTTACCTTGATACTTGATTCCGGTAAACGACCGTTCTCTGTTACAAAACGGGCATTGCGGTTGAAAGCATATACTTGCGCATAGGCGAGTTGAGGATATGCAGGATCAGCTGTCAGCGTCGTTAATACATCACGCATATGCAACTTTTTGTTGGCAACCTGAGTCACAACACGTTTCTGTTGTTGAGTAATCAACAAATCACCGGTGTAATTGTCAGTCATGGAAACGACATCTTTCAAGGAGAAGCCGTCAAATTCTCCTGATTTGCGTGTTTTTCCTTCTGCGAAATCTCTGAATTTTTCAGAATCAAGCATCTCGTTCAATTTCTCGTCGAACTTGTTGATAGTATCCATAGAAAGACCTTTCTGCTTCATTTTCTCGATACTTTCACCAAGAGTTTTAACTTGTTCTACAAGTTGCTCGTTGTCCTTTACCAATTGCTGGAACTTTTCTCCATCATAGGCTTTCAATAGATTATTGATGTCACCAAACTGTTTCGTTACCTCCTCCGGTGATGCAAATCCTTCAAGTGACTTGTTAACTACTTCACACATCATGCCGACGATGTTTTCCATGAAAGTTTTCTGTTCTGCCGGCAGACCGTCTGTTTTCAGATTAAAATCTGATACTGTAAATTTTTTAGGCATAAAATTTAAATTTTAAGTTATTTATTCTCGAAACAGCTATTCAAACTCTTGAAATCGAGTAAAGTGCCATTATCAGCGGCTTTAATCGTTACTTCATCGTTCCCATTTTCCCCGTCATTCTTTTCTTGAGTGTCAACAGACGGCTCATTTTTTCCGGTGGTATCTTCAGAAGTGTTTTGCAGAATAGCATTCGAACGATATACTTTTCCCCAACAGTGGGGACATCTTACATAATTCATAAGGTCTTGTAGACCCTTTTGAGTAGATTCTTTCTTTTCTGATTTGACAGAATCAATAAGAGAAATTACTTGGGTTCTAATCTCCGGAGTGAGCTTCTCCATTTCTTCCCTTACAATGTCCTGTGTTATCCATCTCTGATAATCAGCAGCATAA